AAAGGTGGAGGAGGATCTAGGGCTGCTGCTGCTCCTTCCGTCTCAAACCCTAGAAAATTTGAAAAAGGTTTTGAGGATCAGTGGCTAAGAAACCCTAAATTTAAACGAGGAGCTAGGAAGCCTACTGCTCGGTAGATTTATCTACAGGATCAGCTTTCCATTTTCCTATGGGGCATCTTGCTTGAGGAATTTTAACTTTTCCAACCATATAGCACCCACAAGCTTCGCATGTGTTGTGTCCTGTAAATAGATCACATTTTTTACAAATCTCTAATCGGTGATCAGCGGAACTTGATAGTTTAAATCCTTTTTTAATCCAAGGAATTATAGTAGAGAAGAAAGAGCTTACACGGGGTGGAAGCCATCCTTGGTATAGTTTGGTCATCTCCTTAGCTATTAATTGTTTTCTTTCATATAAATTAGAGTAGGCATCAGAACAGCGTTGTAGGTTTTGCTCACATTGAGGATTTTCTGTATCCTTGGTAGATACAGCTACAGGAGGAGTAATAGATTTAGATACTTGCTTTCGTAAGTCTTCGTACTTTGATAATAGATTTAGATATTTTTCGCTTAATGATTTCATCATATACTTATTGGTAGTCGGTTAGCCTCTATAAAGGCTGCTCTATTTTTATGCCACGAATCTCTCCCTACTAACTCTCCTTTAGATCTATGTAATATAAAAATTGGTTCTACCGTATTATAGAGTCCTTTTTTATGTGCTTGTGTAGTATAGTGAATATCATAAAAATCCCATCCCCCTTCGAAGTAATCAGGTTTATCTAAATTTAGTTTTTTAAGGGACTTTCCTCCTATGGCTAGGAATAAACCATCCAAGCATACTACTCTTCCAGGATTACCATAATAAGTATAGTCAGAATTTATAATACTGGTCCCGTGTAAAACTAAACCTCTATGTTTTCCTGCTTCCCAGGCTCCTCTATCCCACCACACAGCAGTATCTACTAAGTGAGATGTTCCTGCCACTCCTAAAAATCCTGACTTAGATCGTTTGGATGCTTTTATCAAAACAGTTATAAACTGTTGGGGGTCCATAATAATCTCAATATCATCATGACAAAATATAACCACATCCTCATCCTTAATCAAAGTATTTTCTACTCCCTCTTTATAGGCATTAAATATACTTTCTTTATTAACTAATAGATTTACTTCTATTTTGCATCTAGATAAATAGGAGACTAATTTTTGTGTATAATCAGGTAGAGACTCATTACGAGTACAAATAAAAGCGTATATCTTCATGGATTCAAGAGAAGTAGTTAAGTTAAAGCAGGAGTATAAGAGATGCAAGTTAGATCCCATATACTTTATATCTAATTATATCAAGGTTGTACACCCTGTTAGGGGATTAGTCCCATTTAAATTGTATCCTTTTCAGAAGATGATCGTAAACTGCCTGGAGGATAATAGATTTAATATCCTTAGAAAGTTCCGTCAGGCTGGATGCACTACCATTTCAGCAGCGTATGCTTTGTGGATGTGTATATTCCAAGAGCATAAGACAGTAGTGTTCTTATCTGTGGGTGATACGGAGTCTACAGAGATTTTGGATAGGATTAAGATTATGTTTGATGAACTTCCAATATTCCTTAAGCCAACTATTCTTCAAGAGAATATGCATAACTTAAAACTTAGTACTGGATCAGTAATAAAGTCTAGACCTTCTGGTAAGCAGTCAGGTAGATCTCTGGCTGGATCTTATCTGTTTATTGATGAGGCTGCTTTTATTGAACATATTGATTCCATCTGGGCTGCTGTTTATCCTATTATCTCAACTGGGGGCAGAGCCTTTGTCCTTTCTACTGTTAATGGTGTGGGGAATTGGTATTACGATGCTTGGTATAGAGCTATAGAGGGGGCAAACTCTTTTCACCCTATTCAAATTAATTGGCAGGATCACCCAGAGTACAATAGGATAGAGGGTTATGAGCATCTTTATGAGGCTATGGAGCAAAGAGAGCCTCCTATTAATATTGATAAGTGGGAGGAAACTACCAGATCTAACATGAGCCACAAGAAGTGGTTGCAGGAATATGAATGTGAATTTCTTGGAACTGGAGATACTTATATTGAGGGGTCTATTTTAACTTCTATGTTTAAGGGGAGCAGGGACCCAGCGTACAGAACATACAATAATAAACTTTATGTATGGGAGGACCCAAAACCAACTAGATCTTACATGATTGGTGTAGATGTTTCTTTGGGGAGAGATAGGGATTATTCTGCTTTTCATATAATAGATATTTATAGTGGGGAACAAGTAGCAGAGTTCTATTCAAATACTACTCCAATTAATGATCTGGCTGAGATACTAAATTCTGTTGGTCAGAAATATAATTTAGCTTTAATAATTTTGGAAAGAAACTCTATTGGGCATAATCTTATAGATCATTTATTTGAAAGATTAGGATATGAAAATTTGTATTTTGATGAGAAAAGAAATATAGGAGTTCAGGTTACTACCAAAAATAGGGATACTATGCTGGCCTCTATGGAAGAATGTTTAAGGCTAGATAGAATTAAAATTAACTCTAAAAGAACTATCTCTGAATTAAATACTTTTATAGTTTCCATGACTGGCAAGGCTCAAGCAGAGCGATCAAAACATGATGATTTGGTAACTAGTTTGGCTATGTGTTCCTTTGGGCTAACTACATACTTAGAGAACAACTTTATTAGTTTTATTGATGGAGAGACACAAACCCCGTCTGAGAAGATACTAGCCCCTATTAGACTTCGAAATGTTGCAAGTTATGGGGGCATGACCAAAGAGGATATTAAATGGCTGCTGAAATAAACGAAAATAAACTTAATGAGAATGCTGGTCCAGGACTTTCGACTTTTGGTGGTCCTGCCCAAGGGATGACCTATGCGTACCCCCGTGGTAAAATAGGTATGTTCTTTGCTAAATTCTTCGCTACTCCCGCACTCCCATACCTGAATAAGGACATCGATGCTGTTGGTGGGGATACAGTGATTAATCCAGAGCGCCCTGCTAGAATGTCGTCTTCGTCTAGCAAGCTTCCTTTTCTTCCTGAAGTTGAGATTAATAGAAAGCGTAGGTATCAGGAATATGAGAGGATGGACGATTACCCTGAGATTACTGCTGCTTTTGATATTTATGCAGACGATTCAACTCAAAGGGATACAACTAATAAACGATGGTTAATTAATTCAGAAAGTACTTTAGTAGTGAATGAGGTTAATAAACTTTTTAAAAAAATCAATATGCGTAAGTTTTATTGGGATATTGTCCGTAATACGGTTAAGTATGGGGATTGCTTTATTGAGTTGGTAGCAGACATCAACAGACCTGAAAGGGGACTCAGACGAATAAAAATATTAAATCCCAATTATATTATTAGGGTAGAGAATGCTTACGGGTATCTGGAAAGATTCTTACAAGAAATACCTGACAAGATCGCCTGGGACTCTGCTCCAGGTGTTTATATGGATAATCAAGAGTACATAGAACTTGATAAGAATCAGATAGTTCATTTTAGATTACATACCTCAGATCCTAAATTCTATCCATATGGAAGATCTATAGCTTCCGCTGCTATAAGTGTCTTTAGATCATTAAAATTAATGGAAGATGCTATGATGGTCTATAGATTAGCAAGAGCCCCAGAGAGAAGAATATTTTATATTGATGTGGGTAATCTACCTTCCTCCAAAGCTGAAGCTTTTATTGAGGACATTAAACAACGATATAAGAAGGAAAAATTTTATAATAAGCAAGATGGTGCTATAGATGCTCGTTACAATCCCCTCTCTGCTGATGAAGATTATTTTGTTCCTACTAGAGGTGGGGCTGGAACCAAGATCGACACTTTACCTGGAGGTCAGAACCTAGGAGAGACAGATGATGTTAAGTACTTTAGAGATAAGCTTTTAGCTACTCTTAAAATTCCTAAAGATTATATCGTAGAGTTTGATAAGTCTCCTGAGAGAAAAGCTAACTTAGCACAATTAGATGTTAAATTTGCTAGAACCATAGTTAGAGTTCAAGAATGTATTAATATGGGATTAGAGTCTATTGCAAAAAGACATCTTAAAATAATGGATTTTCCCACTACCTTTATTAAAGATTTAGAGATAAACCTACCAGACCCGTCAGATATATTTACCAAGCGTAAACTAGAGATTGATGAGTCTAAGGCTAGGGTGGTACAGGCTGTTGTAGGAACTGGATTATTCCCTACTGAAACTATCTACAAGGAATTGTACGATATGACAGATCAAGAGATTGCAGATACCAAGGAAAAATTAGAAAAGGAACAGCAAGAGCAACAAGAGAAGGCGCAGGACCAGCAAGCGGCAGAGCAAGATTCTATGACCCCTAACGCTGAAGAGCCTGTTGCTGGAAATAAGGTGGTTGGTCCCCCTGGAGAGGCTCCATTACCCCCAAAAGCGACCTTAGAAGATGTAAATACTATAAAAAACTACATAAAACAGAAATATAATGGAGATAATGAGAAAATTAGGTTACTAGAGTCTATAAATATATTAGGTGCCAAAAAAATATAGAAAATTTTATCTATATAATAAGTGTGTTCAATTAAGATGGGTAATAAATAGATGTTAAAAATATTTGAGTCAAGAAATAAGAAAATTTCTGATATAATTAAGTTAGGGGATTATTTGGGGCACTCTTTAAGAGAGAATGTTCAAGTTTTTTCTATGGACGGTATGGAGAGTAAGGTTACTTACTTAACTGAAAATAATTATATAATACAAGGTAATTATTCTATCAAAAATGGCTCTTATCTTTTAGAACATATTAATATTCAAGAAGCTGATGTCTTCACTGATGAAAAGAAACTTGATTCTGGTATAAAGAATCAAGTTTCTTTATTTTTAGAGGACCTGTATAATGATAACTATCGAGAGGCAGAAGGAAGCTTCTCAGATATTATTGACATATTTACTTCTAGAGCCCATTATCAAAATACCTTTGATAAATTGAAAAAGAAGTCTTCTATCTTTAATGAGGATAACTCCATTGTTGGTACTGAGGAGTATGATAGATTCATAGAGATTATTCCTGAATTAGTCATCTTCTTATCCGAGAACAAGAACTCTATATTAGAGCAAGTACCAGAAATCTCTAATTCCTTAAAGCTTTCTGAGTCTGTGGCTAAGGCATTTAATAGCCCCCACCAAACCATAGATGATATTAAATCTTCGGGTAGATTCGAATTTGTTGACAATTCTAGTAAATCTATCTACGACCTGATCTGCAAGCAAGAACTAGTTAAAAAAGAAATTTTAGAAGCTAAGAACTCTTTTGATATTGTATGGGCTGGAGAGCCCGTTATTGATAATCTCTCAAGTAAGGTGTTCGCTTCTGATGATGAGGTGGAGAACGCATTAACTGAGGCACTTAGAGAACTACCCTACTTAGCTCTTGTCTCTAAGAAGAAGTTGTATGAAACTTTTAATAGAAATTTGGGAGGTTCTTCTGATCATATTTCAGAAAAAGATCTTAAATCTTTTGTTAGTCGTCTTTTTGAGATGAAGAAACCCGCTAAAGAACAGCTTACGGAACTACTAGGGCAGAAATATGGTGTTAACCTACAATACTTAAAGGAGTCTTATTCCTTTAAGAGTTTGATTAACACCCAGTTTGTACTTTTTGAATCTATTGCAAAAATAGCTCCTAAAAATAGTGTACTAAATCAAGTGATATCTGAATTCTCTTCCTACATCAAAGGTAAGACTGGTGTTCAAAGTATTGATATGAATAACATTATTCAGCAAGTGTTTCAACACGCTGGATTCTCTAATGAAGAACTCCCATTGATGGAATCTTTTTCCTTTAACGAAGTGAAGAACGCTTTCGAGAAAGCTGATATTTTGGTGGAGCGAGCGAGTACCCTTGAAAAGGAGGAGCCAGAGGCTGCTGATGGGAAAGAAACAGAAGAAGAAGCCCCAGAGGAAACCCAAGAAACAGATGATCAAGAAAACGAAGGGGACTCTGGAGAGGTTCAAGAAAAAGAAGTAGGGGATGAGTCAGCTAGTGTTATGTCTGACGAAGAAGTAATGAAAGCTATTAAATCAATCTCTGATATTGTAAGCGGGGATGCTATTGAAGATGAGGAAGACCTATAATGAGAGAATTTTTTAGACCGTATAACAAGATTATAACGATGGAGAGTACTGATCCGTCGGCAGTACTTTTTCATGATAGTGGTGGGGCATTATTAGCATGTAATTATGTTGTTGTTAGAGATTTATCAGGTGGGACCGCTGGTAAACTGTTACAGATTATCCCTAGTGGAATAAATACTCTTTATGGTGGAACTGATGGGGGAACCTTAGTTGATAGAGATATAGGCCCTTCTGCTTATCCTAATGCTGATGAAAGAACATCCAACTCAGGTAGTGGAGTTTTAGGAATAGTAGCTGATTCCAAGAGTGGGTCAATAATATTAAGTTTAGGTCCCTACGATGCTACAAAAGCTATTATACTATCACAAGGCATGGCTACTGCCGCTACATATGTGGTAACTTATGGTCAGGTTAATCTAGCTAATACTAGAGCAGATAATTTGTTCAGTGGTGAAGAATCTACTTGGGTATCTTCTGTTGCTAGTTTCACTTCTTCTGTGGATGCAGCTACTAGTACTGTGGTATTTACTAATACTTCAAAAGGTACAGCCCCAATTAATTATACTTGGGAGTTTAGTGCTGTACTGGCTGGTGGTACTATTGGGTCTACTGTGGCAAGTCCCACACATACTTATATTGGGTCAGGGCCATTTGTACCTAGACTTTCTCTTTCTGCTTTACATGGTAATTCTACTGCGTCTGGTAGTGTAACCTTCTGATAATGTTTAAGGCTCTGCAAACTATAATATCCACTTCTAGTAGAGCAGGGGGATATATGAGGGAAACAGATACTAATGCAGCGTCTACTACCTTCTATCAAACAGACAGAACTCCTTGCATAGAGGTAGATTTTATAACTAATGGGGAACGGGGTAATGGATATGTAGCTATTCTTTATAAGATTACTGCTACCAAATATAGATTTAGACTTTATGCTCCTGATGGAACCAGATTAAATACTGTTACTAAAGAAGATGCTACACCACCCTCTACTGTTATTGCTCAGTTAGTAGATCTTGTTAACAGTAATAATACTTTTAAGAAGTATATTCATGTTACCTTTAGGAATGAGTCTACGGAAGCATTTTCAGCAAGTACAGATATTGGTGATGGTCAGACTTTATCTGGTGGAAACTAACTATAATAAAGTATCATGGCTGATGTTAAACCCCTTAAGTTAGAATTTGATGGTGATGGGACTCCCTCTGGAATAGGTGAGTTTACTAGTGGAGATACTATAGAGGCTGCTATTGTAGATCTAGCTCTCCCTGGATTAACAGATGTAAACTCTTCTTTATCTCCTACCACAGGAGATTCCTTAGTTTATACT